AGTGTGGGAGACAGGAGCTTCGCTACGTCGAGGTAGTCTACGTCCTTATTCTCACAGTATTCCAAGATGACTTGGGTGAGAGAGGCTCCCTGCTTTGCTGCCGTGGTCTCGACAAATTGTGAAAAATCCACGGCGGTCTTGAAGATGGTATTGGAGAGGACAGTTCCATTCACATGGAAATCCTCAGAGTCAAAAATGATGAAATCAGACATAGGCAGCTACGACTTTTCCGAGGCGGTTCGCCTCATTGTATTCAAGAAGTAGGCGCTCATACTTATCCTGAAGGGGAGTGCGCGGGAGTGCGTGATCGTGAATGTCCAAGCGAGCGCCGTATTGGTCGCAGTAGAACTGGCATCGAACGTCCAGCATGTGGATTATCGCCCGCGCACATTCCGCAATGGACCGCATGGTATCAAAATCAAATGTCGCACGGGCATGGAAGAAATCAACTTCCATCTGTTTGTAATTACGCATGAGTCTTTCTAGTAGTTTACTGCCCGACGCTCATGCTGTACATCACAACAAAGAACCCGAGAATTTGGAAAAAGATAAGAGCAATTCCACCCAACATAACACCAATTGGGATGAGAAAGACGTTTTTATTGATGCCTCGCAAAAAGCCAAAGGATCTAAGGAGAGCAAGAACAACCCAAATTGGAATGGCTAGGGTCAAAAAACCAATCAAAAATAGTGGCATGATTAGATGTCGGTTGGGAAATCCAGAACCTTAACTTCAAATGTATTTCTCATGTGCTAATTATAACACAAAAGTGGAATAAAAGTCAAGCCTTTAACGCACGTTAGGCAAGATGTCAAATTCACTAAATAATTGAAACATTTTACGAAAGTCAAACAATGAAAAATTTAATTCTATCCAAAATAAATCCAGATACCGTCAAAAATTCCAACAAATTGTCTGAATATGTGGAGTTTTGCTTAAACAACATTGAAGAATCTAATATCTATGTAGAAAATCACCACATTCTTCCAAAATGTATATATCCGGAATTTTCTAATCTTAAAGAAAATCCATGGAACTCTGTGAGTTTGTCGTATGAAAATCATTATATAGCACATTCCATAATTATGGACGCATTCAAATCCACAAAACTAATTTATGGATGGTCTTTAATGAACGGATGTGCTGGAAAATTCTTAGGCAAAAAACCAAAAGAATTAATAGGCCCCGACTTGTATTCTACACTCAAGAAGTTCTTTTTAGAGGAACAACAAAATCGAGATTACACAGAAATCAAACGAAGAAATGCGATTAAAGATGAAAATGGATTAACTAAGATGCAAAGAGTCGCGAGAAAACGAGGTACAGATTCTTTCAGAGTCGCTGGAAAAAGAGGAGCAGAAACCGCAAAACAAAATAATTCGTATCAAAAAAGAGAACCACTAAGACAAAAAACGATGCACACTAAGAAAGATAATGGATTAACACCATCAGAAGAAAAGGGAATAAAAATCTCAAACCAAAAAAGACAAATCGAAGCTAATGGAAAATCTGTAGCACAGAACGCCGCTCATAATGGAATTTGGAATGCCGCAGCAAAAATTATAGATGTTTTTGACGATAAAGGAACTTTATTCGGAACTGCGGCATCTGGATTTTTACCATTTTGTATGGAGAATGGGCTCCCACATAGACAATTGCAAAAGTCGTATTTGACTAATACAAAGATTCCATCTGGAAAACCATCCAAACATTCTTGGATTAATCCGAATGTTGATTTTTCGGGGTGGTATGCGGTTCAGGTTCCACGTGAGGAATATTTAACTCGCGCAGTTTAATTAGCGCCTTATAAAATTCTGATATTCTCTTTCTTGTGAATCTAGAATAATCATTATTCGCCACCGCCTTCGGCATTTCAACACACATTTCTTTGTGATAATCACTCATAAATGGGTTGCTATCATGTCCGGGTTCTATGATTCCATTTGCGGCAAACGCTAAAGCTCTTTTGTGGCAAGTTAAACATTTTCCACATTTCCCCTTTTCTCCGTCATAGCAAGATGAGGTAGCGAGCAGTTCTTCCAAAGGAATGCCATTATCCAAAGCCCAGCGAAGAGTCTCCGACTTGGACATATAAGCAAAGGGAGCAAAAACCCTCGTCTCTTTTTGGAAGAACTCGTTAGTGAAGGTCAGGAGCTTTGTCGTGTCCTCAAAGAATCGCGGGCTCTTGTCGTGCTCTTTTCCTAGTTGCTCACCATCCAGAGCACCCAACCAAACTTCCGGAGAGAACATACCACCAATCACAGCCAAAAGGACATTTCGACTTGGGATGATCTGATTGCTCATTCTCTTCTCAATTAGGTGCCAGAGAGTAGAGAGTTCAATAATCTCAACCTTTGGCATCCACCTGGATCTGCGAGCCATTGCCGCCTTTTCCTTGTGTGCGTATGGGTGTCCGAGGTCTACGTAGATACAAACTGGATCCAAATCACACGCGATGGCGTAGTTATACATGATTAGACTATCCAAGCCTCCAGAGAACATGATGCTAACTTTTTCCATTTTATTTCTCCAGTGAAAAACCGTCTACCATCTTCACCGCAAAAGCCCAGAGCTCTGGAGCACCCGGACGAAACTCGCGGCGCTCAACCGCCACCTGGTACCCAAAACGTTGGAGCGTCGTAGCGAGATATCCCTCTGTGATGCAGGAGAAGTGGGTCGTAGAGCTGGTGATTGAGTATCCAAACGGAGAGTTTCCATCCGGAACCGCTACAAACAGAACGCCACCCTTGTCTTGTAATGCGGATACCTGTTGCATCAGCGCGTAGACGTTCTCGGCGTGTTCCATCGAGTGATTGATGAAGATGCCGTCGAATTTGTATGGCGTCTTGTGTGTGTCAGAATAGAATACCTGATGGGGCTCTGCCATCGTGTACCAATCCGCCACATAGACGTTATCGTAATCGGCTCCTGGATAGAGATCAATTCCGCAACGCTCCACAAACTTCCCATCCATAAGATTGAGAACGTAGTCGTCGCCGCAGCCCACGTCCAAGAACGAACCGTACTTCATGTTTGGCACATTGGTACAGAAATGGAGGAATGCATCGGCGCTCTTCTTCTGATAGCCCTTGAGCTTCTCCTGAATCTCTTTGTCCTCATAATCGTGGCGGATAATGCAATCCAAACCCCAAAACTTCTTCTTAACTGTCACTGCCATTTTCAAACCCTTTCAATGTAACCATAATTATAGCACACCCAAGTGCCAATGTCAAAAGAACTCATCTAGAGACGATCCTGCGACGGACTGGATCTTCTTGGAGGTCATGAACCCGGAAGCCAGCCGTTCCCACTCAGCCATGTCCTTAGAGTCTCGAATCTTAGCCAGGAGCCGCAGCGGAGTGAAGTCCTTGCGCTTGTGGATTACGTTCTCCATGACACGGTTTCCTTTCATTGAGGCATCCACCTCACGCGCAAAATTGATCACTCCGGAGATGATAGCGGCATTCTTTGTCATGTAGAACCGACCGATATCCCCATTCTCTGCCGCAGTTTTCGTTTTGCTGGAGTTCATAACCCGAAGTAATTCCTCGGGTGTGACATTCAGATCTGGAGCAGTCATCTTGATACCCTCCATCATGAGATCGTACGTAGAGCCCCAGGTGCGCCCGAACTTGTTGGTCTTGCCGTTTGCGAAGTATCCACCAAAGTCGATGCTGGAGGAATGCGTCGTGGAGTCATAGCTGATAGTGATATCGCTTGGGTAGAGACCGGACTTGATAAACTCCACATAAGGGAGCATCCGAACCACAGCACCAACACCCAAGATGTGCAAATGCCCAAAGTTGTTGGTGAGCTGAGAGAATGCAAATGCTCGCTGCACGTCCTCTAGAGGACCGACACCCAAAGCGGCACCACCCATAGCTACACCACCAATCCTATGATGTAAGGATGGTGGGATTTGCCCCAGAACCATATCCACCCACTGAACATAAGTCTCGACGCAATTTCCATGAGCAATCAAACAGGGCTTGCAATCAGATCCCTCTTTATCAAATACGTTGATCTGATCTAGCAGGTTCTTTCCTGTGTTTTCGGCATAAACGTGAAAATTATCCTTATCAAAAATTCTACCAGAGGTATCATTTCTGCTGGAGCGACCGTCCGCCATAGTAACAGGAATCTCATCAAAACACATGCCAAGATTGCTGTACTTGGCTTGGTTGTGGTAGACGTCGTTTTTGAGCTTCTCGGTAATCTCGGCACCCTGAGTTACAATCTGCAATCCGCCAGAATCGGCATGGATAGTGCTGAAGGCATCAAACTCCATCAGTCGCTTTCCAAAATTAGATTCTGTGCAGGCGTTGTATAGCGCGCCAAACTTGTGGTTGGTTAGCTGATTGACCTTCTTGAAGATGTCGTTCAGCTTCTCTTTTTCCACAGCGTTGTCTTGATAGAAGGAGGAGTGGCACCTGCTATACCCGGTACCCGACATTATGTATTCAAGCTGGGACATTATTGAACACCATTTGGTAACAATTCAAATTTACTAAATAAGAATATAGGAGAAAGATATGAAAGCATATACATATTTGATTGGATGGAAGTCTTTGGATAAGTGGTATTATGGTGTCAGGATGGCAACTGGATGTAATCCAAATGAGTTGATGAAAACATACTTCACATCTTCTTCTGCCGTGCATTTATTAATTGAAGATTTTGGGAAGCCGGATGTTATCATGATTAGAAAAGAATTTGAGTCTGCAGATGCTGCGTATAACTGGGAGTCTAGAGTATTGAGGAAGATGAAAGTAGCGTCTTTGCCAAAATGGATAAACCGTCACGAAAATTATCCATTTTCTCCATTTTGCAGCCCCGAATTTAAGAAAATGTTGGTCAAAATCCACGGAGTAGAATACACATCTCAAATTCCAGAAGTCTCAAGTAGAGTATCTGCAAAGTTGAAGGGTAGAATGGCTGTGTTTGATAAAGATAGCCAATCTATGATCTACATCCCCAAAGAGGACTATCTCAACAATAAAAATAGGTATCTCCACCCATCAAGCTATGAATACAGAAATTTGAGTGGAAATTACGAAAAACAAACAAAAGAATCAAAAAATTATCAAGGGCTTACTGTAGTTTACGACAAATTCACCCAAAAGTCAACTAAGATTCAAAAAGAAGAATTCCGAGCGAATAAAGATCGATATATCTCTATCAACTCAAAAGAATATAACGCTCTTAGAGAGACCCCGAGAATCAAAAACACATCAGCAATTGGTAAGGAAATGGTTGTTGATAAGGTAGACAAAAAGGTTCTACAATTACCAACAACACAAAGGAGAGAATTTCCCGAACGATATGTTCACATCAACTCCCGAGAAGGAAAGATGATTATCGCCGGTTTGCAATCGACATAAATTCCGCTTTGATTCCCGGCTCTTCCTTGAATCTCCCAGACACAAATGATGTGATGCAGTAACTATCTGCGTCCTCAACACCACGAGTCAAGACACAAAAATGTTGTGATCTCACCATAACCGCAACATCATCTGTTTGAAGAATAAACTTCAACGTTTCTGCAATTTGCTCGGTGAGTCTTTCTTGAATTTGCGGTCTCCTGGAAAAGAAATCCACAATTCGATTGATTTTGGACAATCCTAAGACCTTATCCTTAGGCATATATGCAACGTAGCAACCCAAACGGTCTGAGTTATGCGCAGTGCCAAAATATACCAGATGATGCTCGCAGACACTTTTGATAGTGCATCGCTCAACGACCATCTCGTCGTACTTCATCTTATTTTCCACAACCGTACACTTCGGAAAATTCTCGTAGTTCAATCCCTTAAAAAGTTCATTGACATACATCTTTGCGACGCGTTTTGGCGTCTCAATCAGAGAATCATCTGAGAGATCTAATCCAAGAACCTCCATAATGTTCTTCATGTTCTTCTCAATCGCTGCTATTTTCTTCGTATCCTTCGCCGCGAGAGCGTCAGAGATGACCGGTGTCTCCACACCTCTAATTTTGAGATGTTCGTGTACTTGTTTACCCAATTCGTAATCTGCATTCATTTTTGTTCCTTAAAATTCATTCCATTCGCGATGACCACATCGCATTGCCATATTTGCCGCGGTCTCACGCACCTCTACGCGGGAGCACCAGAGACGTTCCGCTTCTGCTTTCCCGTAGTTAGGAAGGAAGATAGTGTTGATGTACTCATAAAGCCAATCCGCCAGACCTTCACATCCCGTCTTGTCGACGAGCGTAATCTTTGCCGCACCAACCCCCTGCAGCGCCATTAGGGTTTCTTTCTCAGGGTCGTCTTCGGCAACCAAGAGAACGTGGTCGAAGAGATCCTCAAGTGTGGATTTCAGGGGCTTCAAGCCACCGTAGTCCATAGCCCAATTGCGAACGTCCAACTCATCGGTCTCAAACCAAAAGCGGAACGTCAGGGCGTATCCATGAACGTGGTTGCAATGGCTATCCGCTCTCCACTGTCTGTAGGCAACGGGGAATGCATCCTTGTATTCCTTCGTGCTGATGTACTTCTTCTGAATCGCTGGTCGCGTATCGTACGCATCTACTGTCATCTTACCATCCTGTTAGGTTTGCGCCAATGAGAACTTGGAGTCTTGGCGTAATGTTGTATCCACGCTTTACCGCCTCTCCAGCGAGCTCAACTGTGGAATGCTTTTGATACTCTGCTGTTGTTCCGCCTTCGGGCATGATGTAGACCATGGGTTGATATCCGATGCGGTCTGTGTACTTAGCAACCACATGATCAACCTCATCCAAATCCGATACGCTCTGGCAAACGAACTTGAGATAGAGATCGGAAGGGATGACGTCTTTATACCCGGAAACCACTTCCGGGAAGATTGCCTCTTCTTCCGTATGCCCAGAGCAAGAGAGTTTGGGGCTCACGCTCCACGTTATTTCGCAATTTTGGTTAATGGCCTCCCAATGTTTCCAAATTGCCTCTTGTGTACCATTCGTTTCGACGGTGAGAGGAATCACAAAGCGCTCATCATCTTGTTTGGAAATCTCTCGCATGAGTTGAGGATACGCTTTCTGCCATCCGGGAAGCATCGGCTCTCCGCCTGTGAAGATGATGTGGATTGGGGAGTTTGGGTTCTTGAAGAGCGATCCACCTGCTGCCTGCAGAATCATGCGCGCGACTTCCTTTACGTCCAACATGGGACTCAGGGATTTGAATTCCGGATAGACACTGAAGTAGGTGTCACAGCCAAACTGTGCTGCGGGTGTTTCGGAGATGTTCTTGTAGAGATGGATCTGTTGTGCGAACGCCTCGGGCTCTGTGGTCTTGCGACCATGTTCCAAGCCGAAGCTGGGACACCGGAGATTGCACCCAAACATCCGGACGAATACGGAGCGCGTGCCCACATACTTTCCCTCGCCTTGTGTGACGCCCCAGCGTTCTACAAATTGATTGTCAAAGCCGCCTTCGGCTACGTTAAAATTCCAGTAGCCTGCGGGTCCGAAGATTTCGGAAACCTTGAGCTTACTTGTCGCGTTGGTCATATGACCTCCTTGAGTTAGCTATTGAAAGGGGGCGTTTCTCAACGCCTAATAATAAATTATAGCACACCAAATGACAGATGTCAATTGAATGTGTTCTTTTTGAGTGCTGATAGCACATGAGTTTTCGTTATCCTCATGCTCACCCAGCGATTGTAGAAATCCTCAGAAAGGAGTGCTCCCATAGTTAGAATCAACTTGGATTCCATATAGTTACACTCACTCTTCGAGAAACAAAAGTGTAGAATCTCACGTTTGAAGAGATCTTCACCTAGCTCTTTAACCTCTGCCTGGAGGGTATCATTGGACCCATAGTACGTTAGCCAGTCTGAATCAATCTGAAACCGCTTCTTCTTTCCCTTGAGAACCTTGGTCCTAGCGAACTTTAGAAGCTTCTTTCCGATGTACTTTCTGCCTGTGTCTGTACGAGTAATCAAATAAACAAAACCGACTGCGCCCTCGGGAGGAACCAAAACAGGAGCGCCAGTAGAGTCTACCCAGTTATTCGTCATCCTCGTCTATGTCGGGGAGGAACTCCCCACAGCACGGACAGCACTGGACTTTGTTCTCGTCACAGTCGTCTGGTAGACGAACAGTTCCGTGTGCTTCACAGTTGTCGCATTTGAATTGGATTTTTTGCATTGTTGTTTTCCCTTTGTAAAATTCCTCTGCTTACTTAGTGGGCAAGGAATTCTCGAAGTTTGTTGACGGTGATGTCTCCGACGGATCTCTTTTCCTCTTTCCCGGTTTTGCCCAAGAGAACAAGCACGGGGAGAGTGAAGACACCGTATTCCCTAAATAGATCCGCGTCCAAGTCTACATCCAGATTTACGATAGCATTTTGATCTGCCCCTAATCTGAGAATCTTCTCACTGAGATCCAAACACGGAAGGCACGTCCTAGAGCCAAACACCAAAAGAGTCTTACCAGATTTTATCATGGAAATTGTCCGGAATTTGCCAAGAGAGCCAGAGGTCCTCTTGGTGCTTATCTTCAAGAACGATATCGCCCCGATTGGTCACATAGACCGTCTCTATGATGCGATAGTATTCTCGCGTTTCGCTATTGTATTCATAGCTGCCGATTCTGTACTCAGCAAGTTTCATTGAACTTCCTCCCCTCATCTAGGAACAGCTTCAGATCGAGGTCCGTAAAGGACCCGCTCCTACGCGCCACTACCGTATCCCCATAGATGAGCATGAGAGTTGGGATCTCCGTCGCAAACCGCTGGGCAGCAAGCTCTGGGTTCTTGTCAATGTCGATCGTGATGAGGGGGTATGGGAGCGTCGTATTCTTGAGCATCTCATCCAAAACTTTGCACCCACTACACCACGAAGATTTATAGAATGCGATATACATATTTTCTCCTTAGCCGCACTTGCTACTTCCACAATTTAGGCACGTCTTGCAACCCTCTTGGTAGACCACATTGTGGGATCCACACTCAAGGCAAGACTCACCCTCTACTTTTGTTCCATCCAAGATGAATGTTCCTAGGAACTTTCGGATGTGGAACACAAACGTTCCCACAATACATTCCACCTTGTCCAGCGTACTTACCACGCTTTTGATTGCAATTCCATGACGCAAACAGAGGCTAATCACGCGGCAAATCTTGGATGCATTGTTGTCTCCAGCAATTTTCCTCTCAACGTCCGCCACGTGTCTCTCTGGGATTCCCTTCCCTCTAGCCAGCGCCAGTAGTCGTTCCGTTGCATCGTTTGCTGTGATGTTCTTCTCATGATTGTTAGTCTGCACAAAGAGCGCCACAGGACGACTGCGGTCCTCACTGAGAATTGTTGTGAGATACCACTTCCTTCCCTCCGACCTTAAGGTATTTAGAGTTGCAGGGAGGCTGTCTGGGAGCTTCACATCATCTTGGATGATTTCCTCTGGTGCGGATGTGGAGTCCACCGCCGCCAGAACAGTTGCCATTGTTCCCGCTCTGTACGTAGTGAATCCCTTAATGACGCCCGTATTGTAGACTTCCAGATAGAGCTTTTTGAAGTCATCCAGCGGGTAATCATTTGGGATGTTGCATGTCTTTGAGCACGCAGAATCCGTATATCTCGAGAAGCCGCGAAGATCGTTAACGTGATCCATCACCGAGAGCTCTGTTGTTGTAACCGCCCATGGGGCCTTTGGATCCCATTCCCCTCTTGCTTTCAAGTAGCGGACGCCATAATCCTCACAGAGAACTTCCTTAGTCATACCTCGGTTGCGGTCAATTTTGTACACCGTACCATCTGTGTCTGTGCCCATGAGGATATCCTCATCGCCTTCCTTAATCCACTTGAAGAAGGAAGTCTCGTCAAAAACACCCTCAGAATACTTAGGGGTAACCGACAGCAAGTGATCCGGAACATGAACAACGCCAGCAGTCCGAACATACTCAGGCATAAAGATTGGCTCGATACCGCCGGATACGATGTTGGCGAAGATCGATGAGTTGCCGTTTGGTTGCTGGCTCAGTAGAGCACTGTTTCGGATACCAAACTTGCGAAGCTTCGTCATATACTCTTCACTCAAACCAAGCTGACTGATGAAGAGACCTTCAGCGTGTTGCAGTGGATCGCAAAGCGAGAACATTCCCTTTTCTGCAGCAAGGTCGATCGAGGCTTCGTATGCTGCGCGCGCATATGCGCTAATCATTTCATCTCGGATTGCTGCTGCTTCTGGAGATCCAAAACGAACCCTCATCATGAACAGGGAAGATGCATATCCCATAACACCACAACCAATACGACGCTTGTTTTGCATGGAGTATTCGTATTGCGGCAGCGGCGCACGGCTTCTTGAATTAACGTTGTCCAGGAAACGAACTAAGGTCTTCACAGCCGCAGTCAACTTTGGAATGTCAAATCCCTTTCCGTCTGGGCGAACGTACTGCGTTAGATTGGTTGTTCCCAGGTCGCAAACACCGCCTGCTGGTAGAGTTTGTTCTCCGCAATTATGGACCAAAATTCCATTAGCATAAAAATTGGAAGTTGCTGGAACGGTGAAGTCATAAACATCTTCACGCGCACATTTTTCTATTTTTAACATTTAATACTTTTCTTTCATAGTTTGATTAATCAGTTCTTCTATATTTCCTGGGGACGATTTAAACGAAATAATCATCCCCGAATATTCATTATTTTTTGCATAATCAAATGCGGAATTTATTCTTGTTGTTAGATATTCATTTTTGTATTTCTCGGAAAGAAACCCTTTAGTCTCGAGAATGAATTTCTTGCCGTCATAAACAAAAACAAAATCTGGAGTGTACGTGGCTCCGTTTTCTTCATTCCAGATTATTCTAAACGGTTCGTAATCCCAAGGTATATTATTTTCTTCAAAAAATCTAATATGGGCACTTTCATAAGAAGATTTTGTTCTTACGAGGGTCAACCCTCTCAAATTAAATTTTAAGTTAGTGCATGTATCTCTCTTATAATTTTTAGAGCATCTCTTAGCACAATATAAAAAATGATGCCATGATGCCATTCTATATCTAATATTGAGAAGAGAATCTATAGGGAGAGCTAAAAGACTCTCAAATGTTGGGTTTCCAAATTCTTTATATAGGTTGTGCTTATCTAAAAACTTAATCACCGCTTTGCTTATGTATTCTGGGGAGAATTGTTTTTCGGACTCATATTTTGAATTTCGACTTCGGATATCAGACTCTGAAAGCCCGTTTATGTCTATTCCCTTATTTGTCAACTTCGTTTTAATAAATTCAATCGAATTTACTTTTGGATTTTTCAATTCTCCCCGCTTCATTAATGTAGAAGAAAATTTATCATTTTTTCCGGAGGCAGCCAAGTTTTTCATATACGCGGAATGTTCTGGTCTAAGCTTTCCATAAAACTTATGACACTTTTTATCTCCACAATAATAATCAATCACTGTAGTAGAAGAATTTAATCTAATCCTCTTCAATTCTCCACATTTACATAAAAGATCTTTCTCATCGTGAGATTTGAGAAATTTATCCAGAACTTCTTTCGGATACTCTTCAATTTTAGATATTTTTGTTGGCATTTCCACTAATCCTTGTGATGTTTACAAATTATTTAGTGAAAATGCGAACCTGCTAAGGGTTAGTCGAACATCAAAACATCCGTTTCTTTAAGGTCTTTCGCTTCTACATATCCTCTGTTTTGCGTGTAAACTTTATGATCGGGAGTAACCTTAATAAATTTTCCTGTGGCGCTATCGGTAATTTTGATAATTTCCGCATTTCTCCGTGTCATTCCCGCAAAAGACACCGGATGGAAATCATCTTTTCCGGTTGCAATGTTTCTAGAATAGATCTGAACATTACTTCCAAGAGCAGACAATGAAACCGCATCCGCTACTGTGCACGTTTCCTCATTCCCGTCAATTTTAACCGTAACCACCATATCACCGGTTACGCAGGGGTTAGTGCTGAGAATGAACTCTGCGTACGATAGCGGGTTGAAGGAGTTAGCACGATCCAGGAATAGCACGCCCGGCTCGTTGCGGTTGTAGGTGGATTCCATGATGAGATTCCACAGCCACTGGACCTTGACGGTGCTGTAAACGATTGTCTCATATCCCTTTGCTTTCCAGTTTTTGATGTTACCAAACCATTCCTCTTTGTATTTTGGGTGCTTGGTATTTGGGAACTCCAGATTCCATTCCGCATCCGGGTCTCCCAAGTTAACCAGAGTCATGAAATCATCCGTACAATTGACGGACATGTTGAACTTAGCCAAGCGACCCTGAGTCTGCTTCGCTGTAATAAACTCGATGATGTCTGGGTGAGTCACCGACAGAGTAGCCATCATGGCACCCTTGCGGATCTTCTTCTTTGCTGTTCCGTTAGAGGATTTCTTACCACTGCCGGAGGTGATAATATCGGAGCTCTTGTCGAATAGCTCCATAAAGCGGATAGATCCAGGAGACTCCACTCCAATGCCGCCGATGAAGGACCCACGCGGGCGAATCCAGCTGAAATCCATACCCCAGCCACCCTCGGATTTCAGTGTGTTGGCTTGATCGACAAGCACTTGATAGATTCCATCGATCGAGTCCAGATCATACTTGGGGAGAGGTCCCACGTAGCAGTTCATCATTGTGGTGCCCGCCCAATCAGCACCAGCATTGGCTAAAATCCTACCGCCGGGGATCACCTTGAAGCCGCTCATGGCTTCATAGAACTTGTCTTCCCACTCCTTCTTCTTTTCCTCGGTTTCCTCTACGGAAGCAATGTCTCTAGCTACTCGTCTAAATGTGTCGTTAATTGTGTTATCTGTGTGGTGCTTGTAGGTATTCTCCCAAACCTCTTGGCTAAATTCGGTTTGAAATATGGTGGCTCCGATTTCCGTCATTGTTTTTCCTTTATTGTAATGATGCGGAAGGACCCACGACGGGTCCTTCCCTTTTGAGTTGCAAATTAATGCAGATACTGTTTTTCTTTGGGTTCGTAATCCGAGAATTCTTTTGACTTAGCTATGATGTCATTCCAATCCACATCTTGGATGGATTCCATCTTTTCGTTGTAGATTGTGCCAAGAGCACTCACGTCCACAGCAAAAAATCTAACACCAACGACGGTGTTTACAAATTTAGAGACATCGTCTATGGACTCTAAAATTGCTCCGGTTCTGAGAGTAAAGCCAGCATCTATAGTGTGGTCCTCTTTGTTTTTCATAACGTACCGGATGATGGGAACAAAAGATTCCTCGTTATCGTCTCCCACAAACTTAACTGCGTCTACGAACACCAAATCAAATTCTTTGTCGATTACAGGAAAGGACGAAAAAAGCTCTCGATTCTTATGTGGATTCATGCTAAAATCGTTTCCTATAATTTAGTTCTAGTTTGGCAGCGACGCCGCTTGAAATGTTATTTAGTAGAATGTCTTGGATGACTTTTCCTTGATACCCGCCCTTTGCCACACAATCGTTGATGTCTTTCCACGGAATGGACTCTGGCATCAGAGCGATCCGAAACCCAGCATCAACAACTTTCATGAGGGATTGGAAGACCTGAGGATTCCTCTTGTAGTCTGAGTCTGGCACGACGATGATCTTGTCCTTGTGTTCCTCAAGATACCTGGAGCTATAGTCTGCAGATCCAACTGCAATCGCGTTATCCAGAAACAAGGAGTCAATCTGCCCCTCAAGCGCAAAGATGTCCTTATTTTCGTCTATGCGCCAAAGTCCGTAAATATGGTCCGTCTGATCTTTCACCTTCAGCTTGATGTACTTGGGCTGCTCCTTACCAAATGCACGACAGGAATACATCGAAACGCTCCCGTCTTTATCAAAAAATGGGAGGATGAGCCTCGGATAGACCTTCTTTTTCTCTTTGAAGGAATCCATGTACTTGCCAGCAAAAGCATTAAAGTCCGCAACCACACCAATCTTCGAGAAGAACTCCTCTGGGATTTTCCTGGTCTGTACGTACTTCCGCACTGGGTGTGTCGCGGGAAGATCCTGGACCCAAATAATCGTATCGTCGTTTTGGGTGGGCTTTTGTTCTGGGGGCTCTTCAAAGTCCGGAAATACAATGCTGATCTTCTTATCTGGAGCGTGTGCTTCCTTAAACGTCTCCAAGCGATATTCCTGGTAGAGGTTGGGATCAAGATCGTGCATGAAAGTCGACAGCCTATGCGACATTCCACAGTGATGGCAATAGACGTTCATGTGATCGCCGGCAGGGAGGATGTATGCTCGTGTTTTGAGCTTTCCGTAAGTCGCCTCTTCACATTTGTGGGAGAATGTGTAAAGATGAGCCTTGATTTGTTTGAAATTTTGCAGGCGGGCGGATAACATCGCAGCATACTTCAAATCAATATACAATGTAGACATAATTTATTGTATAACATAGACCCCAGAGAGTCAACTTTATAGTGTCCTGGGCTGCTCACAAAACGACAGGAAATCACCAAAATTCCCCTTGTAACCTATTGATTCTAAAGAAGATTTCTTGACGTTTTTGGCGAATAGTACCACTACCTTACGTCGTTTTGGGAATTTCGGAGAAAAGAAAAGAACCTTGCCATCACTTACTCCGGTGCTATGGAAATGTTAGCCATAGGTCACGCGAAAATAAATTTGACAAGGTTTCTATAGAATGCTACAATACATAAGTGCTTGTGCTTGTGCTGCTACCCAGTGCTGCTAGTGTAAGTATCTATCTTATATGTGTCCCGGACGAGCCGTAGGCGAGTCCCAGCACGCAGTGCTGTCTCAGTGCTGTCTCAGTGTGTCTTTAGTGGGACCAGCTTAATTGGTGGCTCCATTAGCTGAGATGGAGGAGACGGAAACTCCTGCTTTGTAGGCATGGTTTCCCAGCATCCCACCATCATAAGCAAAACCAGAAATATAGCGTATTTCATTTCCTCAACTCCTTTTGATCACGAATCCACCCTTGGAGGGCCTCTAATTTTTCACTGTTGAGCAGGAAATTGGAGTAGTTGATCTTGACGGTCTCTGCAATCTCAGACAGCTTAACTGCTGAGGGTTGGGAGTCAGTCTCTTTGGGTTCCGCAGGAAGACCCTTTACGATAGAATCGTGTAGGTTCACAAATCCACCATTCACTGTGCATGCTGCATCATTTTCTTTTGTGATAAACTCCGTCACAACTTGAGTTTTGATCTTGTCCACGTACTTGATTCTGTCCACGTACTTAATGATGGTCTGGGTGTTGACCTTCTCGCTAGCTGCTCTGAGATTAGCCATTTCCACTTTTGCCTCGGACATCTTTTCTTCCCATACGTCCCTCTCCGAATCTTTCCCGGACAGAAATAGCATGTAGGACAGGAGTACGATACCAACAAATTGGACTGCTACCCTATATTGACCAAAGAATGGAAGAAAATATCCGGCTAGAATAGCGACAATTGAGATGAAGATTATCCCTAGGGAATAATTCATCAATATGGATTCAATCATTTCTTTTTCTTCCTAGGAGTTGCTACTTCTGGAGTTGCAGTATCAAGTTCTTCTCGATAATCTTCCGGGATTACTTCTGGTTCTGCGACTTCAATTACTTTTGGTTCTGCGACTGCGACTTCGATTACTTCTTGAGCAATTTCCATTGGGAGAATGTCTTCAACTTCCAAAACCACCGTCTTGGGTTTATCCGTCAGAATAGACAATTTGACTGGGGTTTTATTTGCATTAGACTTGAATTGCAATTTGTTATATGCAGCCAGGACTTTTTGTTTATTTCCATGAGATAGGTGGCTAATATCCAATATCTGATTTCCATATTGTTCTAGAGCCTTGAGTAATGTCATTAGGTACACCTCATCTTCGATTTTGTCTATATTAATCATAATTCGATATTCTCTATTTCTATTTCTGTGTATAAAGAACTTTCCACGATTTGTTGTGGTTTTCTTTTGATATTCGCCCAATTACCGGAACCTTTTCTGGAATATCTAATTCCCTTTAGTGTTCCTTTGGAATCTTTCAGAACGATAATACCGGTTCTATTCTTTGTGGCAAACTCATAAATCTGTTTATGGGTAGAATCCTCTAGATTCAAATATGCAGCCCATCTGCGATATTTGGATTTTCCATTTTTGAATTTGCTGAATGTATCGTCGTCGATTTGGAATTCTGCAAATTTTCTTCCGCGTTTGACTGTTGGGGTATTTGTGGAAACTTCTGCGCCAGTTGCATTTGCTGGGGCATCTTCAATTAAAGTTGTGATGGCATCTTCTACCCATTCACGTTCCTCAAACGGGAGATTCCAAACTTTGTCGAAATTCTCATTAAAGTATTTAAGAGAATCTTCTTCACTTAATTTCATCTCATGAGATTCTCTCACAAGCATATATGCCGCAACGAGAGACCCAATTCTGGTCTTTCCGCCCGGTACTAATGCAAAGACTTTCTTGATATTCCAAACTAATCTATGCAACATGGATGTGGCATTTTTCTCGTCTGAAGTCTCTGCATTTTTAATTTTGTTGCCATTTTCGTCGATTAGACCCAACTTATATGCATCCGTTTTATTGAATGGCACAGTCAAGAGATAAACTATCCGAAGGGCAATTATTGAATCAACGACTCTCATTAGATTTTCCTTAACAGAGTGACTACTTCGGAATCCAAAGTAACATCTGATGTATTTAAATGATATTCCTGTATATGATCTGGTAATCGATCTAACAAAATAAAGAATGGAAACAAAACGTCCCAATCCTCTTTAGAAACTCTATACATTGCCAATAATATAGATTCATCCCCAAAAACATTGAAACAAATAACAAGGTGGTTGAGAATCAGGCGCTCATTCAAAGCACCTGTTCCATTTTTGTATTTGGTTATTAACTTTTTGACATGAGAAAAACGATCTAAATCCGATTTGAACTCATCTAATGTAATGCATTGAGGATTTTCATATGCTTTTAGAGCTCGTTGTAGAAAGTTTTTCTCTGTAATCATCAAGTATGTAGTCGCTTATTAGGCAACCGTCAGAGTCTTCGCGTCAAATGTAACCACGGCTCCAGATGTGTTGTTTGTAGCAACGCACTGATACATATTGCCGTCCAAGCCCGTGCTGTCAGAGATGCTCAACGTTGCCGTCGTTGCTCCTGTGTAGACACCTGCATTGGTTACGTTAACGTAAGCTGCTGCTCCAACCTTGACTTGCCACTGATAGCTCGTCGATGCGATACCCGCTACAACTGCAACCGGACCAAAGGTCGTTGCTTCTGGTGCTGTCACGGAGCGATTAACTGCTTGAGTCAATGCTGCGAATGTAGGCTCAACTGCCGTCAACGTTGCTGGCTTAGATGTAACGACTGCTGTAGTCGCTGCATTTGTAACCACCACGCGATACTTGTTTCCGCTGAGTCCGGTGCTATCCGAGATATTCAGGGTTGCTGTAGTTGCGTTTGTGTAGACACCTGCGTTGGTTACGTTGGCGTAAGCCGCTGCTCCAACCTTGACTTGCCACTGGTACGTAGCACCTGCGGATGGGTCAACAACTACGGTGAACGAAGATGCTGCTGGTGCTGTTACGTTTGCTCCAGAGGGTTGTGTGGTGAACGCAAGTTCTGCATCCGCAACATAAGCGTCATCGGATGCATCCCCGGAGGTGGCATTCAAGATGCTCATAGCAACGAGACATTCGGCAAAATTTCTCTTGGTGCCGTCAGCGCCGACTTTAGAGGTCAATTTATACCATCCAGCGCCGGTGATGCCCTTTGCTTTGTTGGTTGCCAGTTGAGCTTCCTCAACCGATACGAAAAATGTCTCTGCTTTTTCTGCAGAAGAGAGCCACTTGGGCTTCGAGTTTGCATCATCAATATTTCCAAATAATGGCATGATTTTATTCCTTGATTAGGTTACTGGTTAGTTTTGAGGCATAGAATGCCACTGCGTCATTAATCACCGGCTTTGTTCCGGCTTTTTCAGATTCGTTTTGCGACTGTACAAAGTTGATTTCGCCTTTGCTGGCGCGCTTGATTGCATTTCGTGCCAAGTCTCTAACTCTGGAATGTGCTGTGTGCTTTGCTCCAGATTTGTCTACGATTGGATCCTTCTTAGAGTCTTTCCAATCCCCTTTGTGTTTGAACTTAACGACTTTTCCGCTCTTGTCTTTGACAACGGTATCGGAGGACTCATTGAAGATACCCTCCAAGAGACCCAGCTCATTTTCATCTAGCTCGTTGAACTCTTCGGATTCGATGAATAGCTCTAGTTCTTCAAGAGAAAACTCAGATTCCTGCAAGTCTTTCTTGGAGCAGCGTGCTGCGCCCAGGTGATACTTGACTTTCTTGACATCCATATTGGGCTTAATGTTAAAGGTACCATCATCGTGCACGTGAATCACGGTATGTGGTCTGCCGGCGTGTGGTCCAATCTTTGGGGTAACAATGGACCCTACTTTGACGTCAGCTGCCTCGTCTACAGATTCCTTAGTTAGACGATCTGTTGCCTTCTCAAGACCTGCTTGACGCTTGTCTCCCTTTTGCAGGGCTGCATAAGACTTCCTCTTTGCTGGCATGTTCTCACCATAGTCGTCTGCATCTCGGTCAAAGAATCCAGATGTGAAGTTCTTCGATCCCACGTCCTTGGATGCTTTCTTGATGTAGGAACCTAGAGTAGCTTTGCTCAGTTCATCCAGCTGCTCATACTCCTCTTCGAGCATCATTTCAATAATGTCATCAAACGTCAGACCTTCAAAGATCTCTTCGCAATCCTCATTCGTCAGAGCTGCTTTCTTTGCTTTGTTGGCTGCTTTGGATGCCGCTGCTTTTGCTGCAGATGCTGCTTTCTTCTCAGGATCGCGCGGCTTGTACTGACCGGCCTTTGCTCCTACACCCTTTGGACGACCACGACCGCGCTTCTCTTGAGGAGTTGCTCCTGTGGTAACGGACTTCTTAGCCGACTTGACGTCATCTTCATCGTCGTAATCTGGAAGAACCTTGGAATATTGACGTCCTGTAGAGGTATTCTTTTCCTTATGCCCAGTCATGGTGTAGTCTGGAGCATACTTGGAACGGGTTTGCGGAGCCTTTGGGGTGTCCTTGACGTTCTCTTTTCCACCGTACTTCTTAAGCTGCGATGCCATTGAGCCAAAATCGGCTTCCGAGATTTCTTTGTTGAATTCGTTGAATGTCTTCATGTGGTTATTCCATCAGTGTTTTGAAGTATTTAGTGGATCTGGAGTTAACCCAGATGCTCGCTCATCGAGTCCCAGTAAGCGTAGACGTCTTTGAATCCATGCTTCTTCGCTGCCTTATCGACCATGGAGTAGTCAATACCCTGCTTCTTGCACCACGGTCCGAGGTAGTCGATTGGGTCTCCGTCTGGGTAGATGTTGCCCACAACATCTTCAACTTTGCGCCAGATGGTATCCAAGGAAACTGCTGCAGCTTTTGGAACTTTGGCGCTCATGATCTTCTCTTTCTTTTGGTTTCCGGACACCCAATCTTTGGCTGCTTGAGATTTGTCGTCTTTGAACCTCTTCTGGATTCCATCCTTTGATGTTAGTGTCCATGTACCCTCGTTGATAGAACGATAGTTTGAGATCGCCTTTTCGAGTGTAGATTCTTTGTAATAACGTTTATCGCTAAGAGCGCGGTTGAGTCCATCTTGACGTTTTTCGATTTTGTTGACTAGCTTCGGAACGTCGTCCTTATGTAGATCTTTAGACCACGTTTGAGCGACTAGCTTCTTTTGGCTAACCTTGGCCTTTTGAGCGTAACTGCGGGCGGTATCTTGGCTTATTTCATCCAGCTCAACTTCATTGAGAGCATTTTCCACTTCCGCGTAGGTATCTTCATCTAGGGTCTCTAGAAACTCAGCAATCTCTTCCTCAGACTCCAGGTCCTCCAGGATGTCCAGTGCTTGCGTTAGCGTGGATTCATCTGATTCTTTTCGCACTCCAATTTTCTTGGCTGCCTCTGCCTTTTTCTCCTGCTCGAATTTATCGAGAGTTGCTTTTACCGACGCTGCCATCTGGTCTTTAACCTCCTGAGAAGAGATGTCCCTCTTGGGGTTCCCTCCTGTCAGCTTGTTCCTGCGGGCAACTTTGCTTTTGGTGATAGACTCTAGAAGTTCTTTTGTTGTTTTCATCTTATTTCTTTCCGTAAAATTCGTTGCTGGAGATCTTGTCGTCTGCTTTGTGGGCATTCAGATGGCGTTTGGTTGCCTTGACATACTTTGCTAATTTCGTCTTATCCGTCTTTGCTGCGTCGCCTTGCTTGGTGAGCTTCTCTGCATCCTCACGCGCCTTTTCTGCGTAAGACTTCAGGAGTGCAGTTGAGACTTCAACGAGCTCTGTATCTTCGTCTAGATCAACAGACTCATTCTTCTTCCACTTCGCGAGCTTCGCTTTGATGCTATCGTCGGTTGGCTTGGGTGCTACCATCCTTGGGTTTGTTGCCATAATTTGCTTTCCGCCCTTAGAGCGATAGTGGAGTACGGTGCTAGCGTCATTCATCTGGTCTAGGTACTTGCCCTCTGAGGACATTCCCTTTTGCACCCGAGCCGTCTCTCCCGCATCTTTAACGATACCACGAAGCTCCGCGTCGGATTTGGTGTGATATGGATGGAGCTTCAGTGGCATTGCCATCTTGGCTTCGTCGATGGATTCATGTACCTTCTTAATGTCGAAGTGGTTTACAGGATTTCCGTTGACAGTGTAGTGACCATTGGAATACTTTGTGATGGTACCCTTGCCGCGCCCTCGGTCTTTCCAATCAGGTTGGTCTTCCGTTGTCTCATATGAGACAACTTGTCCAACCTTGTACTTTGGTTCTTTGGGTGCGGCTCCCATGACTTTGTTTGTGATTCTAGAGAGGATTCCTTCGTCTAGACCCTCTCCCAACGTTCCAGGTTTAGCTCCGCGTATATGTTCTTTAGATAATTGTATCGAGCTTGTGTTCTTTGATGAGTGTTTTGGGTGTTGGTAATCTACCGTATATGTCTTAGGTGCTCCTTTAAATGCTCCGTTCCGGATTTCTCCAATATGACCATGCACACCGATTACATCCTTAGACACCCCACCAACAATTTTGACTCGATCCCCGAGTTTGTGTG